TTTTGGCTCAAGGTGACTTCCCAGTTATTTTGAGAGCCGAAGTGTGAGGAGCCAGCCTCTGCAGTTCTGTTTACTGTGCTACCATGGCAAAACGATGGCAGGTGGAGAGTCTTCCTTGTTGGAAGTGTCATCAACATGAGTACGAGTTGCTCAGCGTACGCCCGAACTGTGAGTGTTTTGTTACCACCGTCATAGTTCCGAAGGTCTGTTCGATATGTGAAGGCGCAGATGCAGGCAACGCGTGGTGGGTGCCATGCGGAAAGACACAAGAAGTCAAGAAATCGCTTGTGTATTTGCCATCAGACCTTGTTGCGGACGCTAATGTTTTGATTCAAAAGTTTGCCGCCCAATCTTATTGGGAACAAAAGAGCAGCAATTTGGATTTGCAACTTGTTAATTTGCTATCACCCACAAAGGCAGCTTCCTTCCGTTACGCCTACACCACCGTAGGCTTGGCTGCTATTCGCTGTCGTCACGTGAAACTGGCGAGGGCGCGTGACCCAATCAATACAGTGTGCTGTGGTTGGATCACAACGTACGGCGGCGCGCAACACAATTGGCGTTATATGGGCATTTTGCCAGACACGCCAAACAGGGGCGACGAGCCAGAAGAGCCGAAAAACAAGCCTGATGGGAAAGGAAAGGGCAAGGATGACAAAGGTGATCCCGTGCAGACAGCTGAGAAGAAGGTGAGAATAGAGGAGCAACAGGCTGCTTTTCTCACTGGGCAGAAGCTTGAGAGTAGCACAGTGGACGTGTCACAGCAAATTCCTAATGTTAAGAATTCGGGCAGCATCAATGACTCTTCGGTTGGCGCGCGTCTCGCGACCGCAAGGTTTCCTCAAATGTCAGAAACCGAACAGTACCTTTTCAACAATAACCCAACAAATTTGGCCGCTGCTTACACGATGCGCGGCCCTCCGGTTGTCAACGTTGGACATCATGACCCCGCCCCACGCCATAGGAAGAGGTCGGACGCGGTTGTGAATTGGCTGATCGAAGAGGTTTTCACCACGAAAGCCGTTCGGAAGGCCATGTGGGAGATGACCACGCATAGTGGTTTCCCAACCAAGTACTCACCAAGTGCAAAAGAGGCGGCCATGAACTCAGCCATGGTTGATGCTTCCAGCGAGGATGGTGTGTCTTGGTCTAAATACGTTAAAGCATTCGTTAAGGCCGAAATCACAAACAAATTCAAGCCCAGGCCCATTGCGAATCACGGACCGGAAAGGTTGGCGGCGTTGGCGCAAGTTGCGTACGTGTATGAACAGATTTTGTTCAACACGTTTGAGAAGGCATCAATAAAACATCGTCAAATGAACGATGCCTTGGGCGAGCTCATGAAGAACATGAGTGATGTCAGGAGCGGGGACGTTTGGTTTGAAAACGATCTCTCTTCGTTTGAGTTTGGCATCTGTTGGAGGCTCAAGGATTTCGAGTGCAAGATAATGTGTCACATTGCCAAGGAGATTGGCATCCTCGATGTGGGACAAGTTGCCTTTGAGCGTATCATTAACTCACGCACCAAGGCTTGTGTGTGGACAATGAATTACGTTGATGAGACGGGGCAACGGGCTAGCATTCGAATCAAATTGCCAATTGTCATGAGAGAGTCTGGAGACAGGCTCACCAGTTCGGGGAACTGGTTGCAGAACTTCATTGCGTGGTCAACGTTCCTCAGTGATGATGAATCATTGGTTGACTCGCTCAGGAAGTTTGCAAAGTCATGCGG